TAAGATGAGCGATAAGGATTGGACTGATCCCAATGACCATGGTGGTCGTTGGGAAACGGTTCCTTCTAAGCCGTCTGATGCACCACCGCCTCCCCCAGTTGTTGTTGCACGTACGCGCAAGCGTCGGGTGAAAACTGCTTCAGCAGCCTCGGATGTGACGCATGCGTCATCCGTAGGTGGCACTGAACCTGTTACGGAAAGTGGAAGCGTTGAGCCAAGATTTGGTTCCGCCGTACCCATCCGTGTAAAGCAGGATTTTCAGAAGGCCCCTTCTGTAGCCCCTTCCGCCAAGAGTACAATAACCTCTGTTGTATCTCCTGGATTGAAGAAGGTGGTGGCTTCCCAGAAGGAATCGGCCTCAACTACGTCGGAAGCGCTCAAACGGGCGGAAGCTTTAGTTCGAAAGCTAAGGCAGGCCCGTGTCTTGGAAGAGCAATTGAGCTCAGGCAAAGTCTTGCAGAGTGGGGTTATCCACCACGAGGAGCAGACGCCGAACTCAGATCACTGCGTTACCAGGCAGGAAGGTATCTTGGAAACAAGAGTCTCGATTTGCACCTTCTCACGAAGGCAAGACAGGCTCTTCAATCGCATTACCCACACTCGACGATTCACCCGATTCTCACGCTATTTAGCGGAGACGGGAGTTTCGCTCCCGAGGTTATTGGCATGTTGGATACTTTCATTGTCCAGGTCACCGACAGCAGATCCTCTCCAGGATTTCCTTTCAACAAACTTGCACCCAATAACGGGCGACTCCTTGCTGAGTACCTGCCTGTTGTTCGAGAGGCAGTTGTAGAGAGGATTCGAGCACTCATCTTACATGGGCCCCTTACATGTGAGAATCCTGAGTATCTTATTAAGGAAGGGCTGTGTGACTTGGTGAAGTTGTTCATCAAGTGGGAACCGCACAGCAGGCAAAAGTTGTCAGACAATCGGTACAGACTCATTTCGAGTGTATCGCTTGTTGATAATATCATCGCGAGACTCACGTGCTCTCAACAAAACCAAGCTGAAATTATGGAGTGGGAAGACCTTCCAAGTAAGCCTGGTATGGGATTGCATGATGAGGGTCTAGCATCTCTTTTCAATTCGGTGTTGCAAATGCAGTCCAATGGTCGTGTTACGGCTATGGATGTATCCGGTTGGGACTGGTGTATGCACGGTTGGGAGTTTGATGCAGATCTGGAAAGACGCATTGACCTCTGCAAC